TGGAAAGCTAAACACTGTCGTGCTATCAGGCTTCATGACATCAGGCTCGGCAGGAATACCTTGTGCTTTCATAAACTGTGTCAATGGGTCTTTGTTATCACCACGAACAGTACGAATGTAGTAAGGATTGTGACGAGCATGAATGCCAGACGCACTGTCAACTAACTGTGACACTGTACCACTAGGCTTGACGCATGTAATAGCGGCAGACTGATTAATACCCAGCTTCTTACTCAACTCAGCATTCACTTTGATTGCTTCATTTTTAAGTGACGCAAGAGTAGTAGCAATGTTTGTGCCTAACTGCGATGACTTACCAGACATAAGCAGGTTATCCATGATACCTGTCAATGACACACCCAATAAACGCTCTTCCTCTGTGTTATTCTTCCATATCTTACGAAGGTATTTAAAGTCCGTCAGCGTGGCTTGGAACGTGCCTAGTATGGTTGCTAGTCGAACCTTGTTTAACAGGCTCTGTTGCGTGTCTGAGGCTCGTACAACTACCTCTGACAAGTTACAGAACTGGTATGGACGAAGTATGATTTCAGAGCAAGGGTTACATCCAAAGTCGTGGTCAGCATCACGCCTACCATTCTTTGCTGCTTGCTTCTTTGCTGACTGACGATTGAAGATGCCACGCTCACCTGACTTACTATCATACAGTGACATCCACTCACGCATGAATGTACCCATCTGTGGCTTCTCTTTGTATGCAACGCTGTTGTTTGCAAGCGCACGTTGCCCTTCATTTTCCCACCACTGTCCTGCCTTTGCATGGCGCATCTGGTCATCATTCAAATTGGACAAGCTGATGAGTGCAGAACGGCGTACACCGCCAACAACTACAACCTCACCAATCTTACACATGATGTCATGGCATTCTATTGGATACAGTCTACGACCCGCAGCACCCTTAAATTTCTCAATGCAGAAGTTAAACAACTCAACAAGTGGCTGTGGTCCTGATGCCCTACCACCAAATGTCTTGAGCCTTGCACCTGCAGGGCGTACCTCTGACACATCCCACTTAGGAATCTGTCCAGTGTACAGCATAGCAATCAGTTCCTTTAGTGACTTTGCCCATCCCGGACGACTGTCGCCTACCTTGATTACGGTGTCTGTCTCATGAAAGTCTTCATTCACGATAGGTAGTTTTTCTACATGATGGCGTTCAACACTGAAGCCAACGCCAGTACCACACATAAGGATGTACATAGTCTCGTCAAATGCACGTGGGCTATCCACTGGTACATATGAACAGTTGTATCCACCAACATGGCAACGGTCTAGGGCAGGACCAGCAGTCATCAATGCCCTCATGCTTGGCATGATGTCCTGATTAAGTACGGCTTGCTCTAGTTCGTTGCGCATGTCCTTTGTGACTTTGTAATTGTGTTTGTCACGAAGGTGGTTTGTGATGTAGTCAAAGTAACGAGACACTGTTTCCTGCCATGTCTCACGCCTTTGCTCATTTTCTTTCCATCGTGCATAGCGTGAAAGTGCTATGAAGTTTTGGTAGTCGGTTGGTAAATAATTGTTCATTAGTAACTCTCCATAACTGTTCGTATTGTTTTTACTCTGACACCATCAATATCATATATCATTTCTTCAAGTGCCTCTTCAAGTTCTTCATCCACTCTGCCATCTGCTGGCATAGGATATTCTTCATCGTCAATTAGCAGTGTCATAAACACCTTAACGGTCACCATCATAGCAGCCTTCCACTTCTTGAATTAGACGATTAAGATACCACTGTGCTTTCTTCAAATCTTCTGAGCCATTCTTGTAGCGGTATCTCCACAGGTATTTAAGTATGTTGCCTTGTAGATAATACTCAAACCCCTCTCCTGTTGCAGCAGCAATAGCGTCAACGCATTCGATGCCTGACTTATTATAATGTGCAGGATTATTTACCATGTCAGACTGTTTTCTGGCTTGCTCTCGCTTGGCTTTTTCCTCGGCTTCAAACTCTTCAATCATCTTTTTATAATCTGTCATGTCAAGCATTCCCCTTTGTTCGTGTTCCAAATGATAATGTCACCACATTGTCGTCTATTTCTAACACCCTTCCTCTGTCACTGTCAACAGGAATACCTTCCTCTGACATCTCATTTTCAAACTCCATAACAAAATTATGTACCGCATCTCTCATTGCGTCATCTACTTCCATGATGGGTATTGTGCAAGCCACCATCTTAGTAAGATGTAGTATCTGGAAGTAGTCATCGTCTGACAGATGCTTGTCGTCATTAGTAATAATGGCTACATCAATCTCACCTGTCCACTGATTTCTCTTATCAGTCTGTGGGCGAATACGAATCAAAAAATCATTGTCTTCAATATGGTTGTCTGTGTCATCTGTCATAGCTAACTCCTTTGCTTTTTAGTTCCTGTAAATTTAACAAACTTTGGATGCTTGTTCTTCCCTTTCTCCTTTAGCCAATCTTCTGGAATGATGCGGTCATAGTATCTGAAACCATACTTGATACACCACTCAGCATAAGTTGACTTAGCACCCTTACGCAACTTGCGTCTGCTATTCTCAAACACAAACCGTATGTCTAATTTAGGATGCTGCCGCTGAATTGCAAGGTGCTTGCGTCTATCTGCGGCAGTAAACATCCCTTTAGATTCGATGATGATGCCATTGTCTAACACGAAGTCTGGTGTATAGGTGCGGTAGGCTAAGTCTTCCCACTCAATCTTGATACTCTCGTAGTCGTACTTTGCTTTCAGGTTGTTAAGATACTCCGATATCTTTAACTCCAACCCACTCCTATAACCATACTTACGTGCCGCCCTAAATGCCTTATGATTGTGGGTTGCCATCATTTACCAACTCGACATAAGACACAATCTTAGGGTCTTTTGCTTTTGACATGACTGATGGCATCTCTTTCAAGTTAGGCCAACAAGCATGTTTATATGAACAGAAGCCACACTCTACACCTAATATCTTATTACCTGTAGGCTTGCCTCTGAACACTTCTTCAACTGGCTCAAAGCAACGCTGTACTTCATCCTTTTCTAAGGCAATCTTAGCAAACTTTGCTTTGTCCAGTTCAGCATCAATGTCAATGCCAGTAGCAGGGACATACTTAAACTCCCCATTACCTTTGTTGACTACCCACCAACCACCTGCCTCTTTACCAGAAGCCTTGGCATAGCCAGCAAGCTGACCAACATATCCGAAACTGTCTCCATTCTTTAGTGTTTCAAATGAATCAAACTTGTTACGGTATGACCAGTCAGATGCTGACTTAATGTCATCGACAGCACCGTCAATAACAATGTCATATGTTCCAGAAATACTGGTGTCGTGGAGTTCCAGTGATACTTTATCTGAGTTCTCATACTTAACTCCTGCTTCTGTTAACAGACCTTTGAATACTGCCTCTACAATATCACCAATCATCATGTTCATGACGAATGTGGTAGGCTTTGGCAATGCCTTGTCAGGGTGATTCTTTTCAAACCACAACTGACAAGACGGTCTGCCTATGTTTGACATCCGAAGAGTAAACTCTCTGCGCTTACTCTCCTTGCCAAACTGACGATGCAGTGCCTCTTTGATGTCGTTGGCTACTTGCTCTATCGTTTCAGCAGACATTTGTGTTTTGCCGTTGACCGCATCTTCAAGATACTGATGCAACGCCAGTTCAGCAGGATGGTTCATTACGCTACTTCCTCATCAAGTTCCACATCAATAATGCCTTCAGTGATTTCAGCATCAATAACATCATCATGTTCTGTTGCCTTATCTGACCAAGCATTAATAATGTACTCGTTGTAGTTCTCAACCCATGCCATGAAGTCAGCAAAGGTATCCTGTTCCTTGTCACCAAGGTCAAGTGTCTTTGTAACATCAAGTGACACAACTGGCAAGTAGAAACTGTTACCATTAGGCAACTTGCGTTCCTCTGTATTACCAATCACATGGTGTTGAACAGGCAGACGCTTCATCTTCGTGAGTTTATTGAACACTGCACCGACATCCTTAAATGCGTCACGGTTCTCAATCTCCCAGATGAATGGCATCTCATCTACTTCAACAGATTTACCTTGTGCATCAGTAGCGTTGATGAGTTCAACTGTACCAAGCATTACACGAACACGCTTAATCTGCTTGATAAGTTCCTGTGTCTTCTCTGGTAACGTTTTAAAGTCTTCGATGTAACCAGCAGGTTTGCCACAGTTAAAGCCACCGTCATTGTCTTTCAAGTCAATGTTCAAGTTGTTTGCCATGACTGTCTTGACATAACGATTTGGCTTATCCCCAAACCCTTTAATGAAACGCTTATACATAAAGCGTTG